ATAATTTTTGAACTCTAATATGTACATCATCTAATAAATGAACAATTCCTTTATGGTTATTATAGTCTGAACCAATTAACGCAGATTCTATATTACGTACGCTATCTTTAACATCAACCATATCTGTTTTATAAACTTTGAAATGATTTTCAAGCCTATCAATTTTTTCTTCCATAATAAAACTTCTGTTTATTCTTTTTTTGGGGGTCTTTTGTTCTTCCATTTATATTTCTTTGCTTTTTTTACCAATAAATTCTTGTAACTTATTAATTAATAAATCTGGAGAAAATATTAATAAAATTCCAATAGCTAATAAAATACTCATTATAATATAATCTGGTGAAACATTGTTTACTAATGAAAATGCAACATAAGCAATTCCTGATAAAAATAAAATAGTTCCTACTAATGTTGATTTCCAACTTTTATATACGTTTTTTATGCTCATTTAAATAAATATAATAATATTAATAATATTGGAAATAATATAGTTGCTATTAAATCTTTATAATCAAAACCACTATATTTATATTCATCATATATTTCTTTACCTAAAGCAAATGTAAAAGCAACAACAAAAGAAAAATAATTATTTAAAAATAGATTTGATAAAAGAAAAATTACAAGTCCATAAATAATATGGTTAGCTTTATCTTGTGGTATTAATGGTAATTTCATATTTATATATTTTAATATCCTGCAAAATTATGTTTAGGATTGTTTACTACTACTTCATTAATTCCAAAATCTATTATCTGTTCTGCCATAACATCATAGTGATATCCATCAGCAAATATTGGAGCAGTTAATTCTTTAAAGTCTTTATCGTATGTTCCATTTGTTAAAACTATCTTTCCGATTTCAACAACAGCCTGTATTCCTTCTCCATAAGATAATGAAGTAACTTCTTCAAAAGTTGTTTCTACATAAACTCCTTTTGCTAATAAATCAACAATTGCAGTTTCTTTGTCTGTGTAATTAAGTTTGTAAATTTCCATTATAGTGTTGTTAAATTAATACATTCAGTATCTGTTAAAGCTGTTTTAAAAATTGATACGTTTTTTAAACTTTTTGCATTATCTCCATAAAAGATAGCCCCAACCCTATTTAAAGTTAAATCACTCAATAAAGTTGTAAAATTTAATGTTGATGTATCTGTAGCAATCAAAATTCCGTTTATAAATAATTTATTTGCACCACTTTTATATTTAACTGCTATTTTATAATTTCCTAAAGTTGATATAGTAGCCGAACTTAATGTAGTTACAATAGAATTAGAAAATATAAGACATCTAAATTTAAAAGTACCATCTGTTAAAAATCCTAAAGCTATTGAATTTGTATAAACACTATTTATAAATACTTCTTGATTTGAAAAATTAGTTAAATTATAATCTAAAAACATTGTCCCCTCTGTTTGCCCTATTAAACTACTTATTCCTGTTTTAGAAATCACATCAGCGTTACGTGTTACGGCTGTTCCATTAGTTAAAATAGACGAAGTATCATAACTTCCAACCTCCATTTGTTTGTGAGCAAATAAAATTCCACTTGTTCCATTTCCTGAATAATCAGCAGTTGTATTATTATTTCTTATAATAATCCATCTACCTGTATTAGAAATAAAAAGAATATTTATGCTACAAATATACCAACCATTTCCTAATGAAGTAATTGACGGAGTATATCCAATTTCAGAGCCTGATATTGTTCCGTTTGATAAATTAAAAATAATATTTGCACCTGAAAGTCCACCACCATCAGCAAGTGATAAAAAATTATATCCGTCTGCTTTAACAACAACCCAAAATCTACCTGCTGCCGAATAATTTGCACTTAAAATAGGTCTATGTTGACCGAATGTTGCCGAAGGTATTACCTTTTGAACAGTTGAAAAAGTATAGGGATTTGAAGTGGTAACAGTTGACGTTGTTACACCTCCACTATTATTTAAAATCCAATCCAAAAATGTTTGGGAAGTTGTATCTAAGTTCGTTCTCTGTGGCTCCACTAATAAACTCGGACAACTTCCGTTTGTGTAATCAATTCTTGGTACATTAACCGCTACACTTTCAATTAACCCTAATGAATTAACTCTTGTTGCTGTTGTTGCTCTAACAACGTCCATATCACCAGCACCAGTACTTGGAACAACTGAATATAATTTACTTGCTTTGTATGCGTTTGGAGTTACTATTAAACTCGCTTTATCTAATAAACTCATTATATTTTATTTAAATTTGTTAATGTTGTATTTAAACAAGATTCTGCTTCAAATGTTCCTAAATCTGTTTGTATTCTTGTTTTAAAAGTTGTAATTATACTTGGAACTGGTGAACCTACTATATCTGTTTCTCCTGCCCAACTTAATAAATAAATAGAACCCCAACCTATTAAATTATTAATAGCACCTTGTCCCCAACCTATTGCATTATTTACAGCACCTTGTCCCCAACCTATATTATTTGCCATTTTCTTTATTTAATTTAATAAGAAATAATTGTAATTTTTTAATATTACTTTCTTTCGGTTTATATGTTTCTTTTATAATACCCATTTTAATCTTGATTTATTACTATTTTTTCTTAATAAATATTTTTGATTACTATAATCTATATTTAAAATTCTACAGGCTTCTTTCAATCCGTAGTATTCTATATTTGTTATTTTATCAATACATTTTTTTGAATTAGATATTGATAATTTATTTTTATGTTCTAATGAAAATTCTTTATTTTTAAAGTGAGATTTATTATTTTTATAATATTCGATTAAATTAATTCTTCTTTTTTCAATATGTTCTTTATCTTCTTTTAATCCTTTATTCCAAGTTGTTTTTCCAATTTTCTTTTCACTCATTATTTTTTTAGTTTCAATAGAATGTAAATTACCAAGATTTCCTTCGCCACCTAAAGTTATATTTGATAAATTTTTTATTCCGTATTCACTAATTAAAAATATTTCTAATTCACAAGCCGTAATCCAATCTATATCTTTTGCAATTATTTCAACATTATAATTTGTTTTATTAATTATATTATTCCAATAATTGTTTCTGCCATCTTTTCTATATGCTCTTTTTTCTTCTTTACCAATTCCAATATAAAATATTTTATTAGTATCTAATCTTCTATGTCTATATACTATTGCCATATTTTACAAAACCCAACCTGCAAACGCACTATCTTTATCTGGATACATATCTGCATTTGAATTAGCATTGTATTCAGGAAATGAAACTTGGTTAAAAGTCATATAATCAATAAATCTGTTTGTATAACTTTGTGCAACTTGTCTTTCTTTTTCAATTAAAAAATCTATTTCGTTTTTTTCAACTGTAGAACTGTTTTCAGAATTATGTTTAAATACACCTTTTGAAGATACTTTATATGCTGCGTAAGGTAAAAACTCAACCATTGCCCAATGTATTACCATAGGCTTAATATACGTGCTTAAAAGTGTTGTATATGGTGCTGCTAAATTACTTGCTACAATTCCATCGTTAATTTTATTGTATAGTTTAGTTCCTAAATAATTTTGAATATGTAATTGTTGAGCCTGATAAATATATTGTGTATATATATCTGGGTCTAAATTACCATTTAAATTAGTAAATTTAACTATGTCGTTAGTTGTTATAAATAATGCTGTAGCCATATTATACGTCTTTAGGTAAATTTTTATTGTTTGGATGATAACCTTTTAAAGGCATATCATTTGGCATCATTGCAACTTCTTTTTCATTTCTAATTCTATAACCATATTTTTCTGCTTTTGCAACTGATATAGTTTTAGAGTTTGGATTATTAACATCAATTTTAACTCCTTCCATATTTACAAAAGTTTTTCTTAAAAATTTATGATGGCAACGAGGTCCACCTTTGTATAAAAATACATTATAAGGTGTATTATTGTGTTCAAATCCATCATTGACAACTTTAGAATTTACATTTTCTAAATCTTCTTTTCTATATACTCTACCATTGTTAGATGCAGTCATCATTTTTTTACAAAATTCTCTTTCTGGATTTTGATTTCCAGTATAAGAATATCTTGTAATGAATTTAAAATTATCTATTTCTTTATCTTGTTCAGATTTAGCATTAGGTCTTGAATTAACACTTGTTGCAAATTTTAGAAGTTTTGATAATGTACTTTTTTTATTTAGATTGTTAATCTCTAAATCTAATTCTTCTTCTGAATCATAATCAACTTCTGTTTCATCTACACAAACCCAATTATCTGAAAGTATTTCTCCTTTTGAAGATAAAAAATCATCTAATTCAATATTATCAGAACTCATTTTAATTCCAGTTTCTTCTTCTGTAGTTTCAGTGTTCATTCCTGTAGTATCTACAAATTCTAAAGGCTGTATTGTTTTAAAATATAATTTTAATGATATGTCATTTATAGACAATATTTCATCTAATGCATCTATTATTTCTAATTGGTATGGTTTTATAACTATATTATCAAATAATAGCGTAGCAGTCTTTATTTCGTCTGCATTGTTACCTAAACCACCATCACCAGTTCTAATTCCTAATAACATAGGCGAAGTAACTCTATGTCCTACTATTAATTTATCAAAACATTCTTTGCTTAAATATTCGTAATGTGCTGGAGCATCATTTAATGGTAAATCTTCTACAGTTGTTTTACTATCTGCATTGTTATTAAAAGCAATTATTACTTTTTCACCTTTTGCTCCTGTTAATTTACTTAAAACATCTCGTTTTGTTTTTTCTCTTTGTTCTTCATCAGGTACACCATTATTAAAGTTTATAATTTTTGTACCACTAAAACCATTTTGACAATCATTAATTTGATAATCAGCAATGTTTTCTTCTAATAAAGCATAAGGTAAAGAACCAGAATAATCAATAGGACTGTAATAATCAAATCCACTCACATAGGGGTGTAAAATATATAATTCAACTTCATTTCCGTTTCCAAATCCAAAAGCAGGAATACGTTTTAATTCTTCACTTGGTTTCTTTTTTGTCCAATCAGGGTGATAATACCAATTTTCTATTTGTCCTTTATCATTACATTTTTCTGCTCTTAATGTATGCATTGGAAAATGAAGTATTTGCTTTACTTTCTTTTTTTCCATTACAACTTGCATAGCAGCCATTCCTAAAAGTTTACGTTCTAAAGATATTTTCTTTAAATCAGAATCTTTTATAATAGACTTCATTTGTGCATATTCATTTGGTTTTTTATTAGAATCTAAAGCGTCTAATCCTTTACCATAAATCATATTAGCAACACCTGTAATTATAGCACCGTTTGTAGCACTATACAAATATCTATCTATTAAATATTGAAAATAATTATTGTCAATTCCATATTCAATAAAATCACCTTTTTTATTTTCTTGTATTACAGGGCTTGTATAAGCACTTAAATTTACTATTGATATACTACTCATAAATTTTAAATTCGTTGTTTGTAACGTTCGCCACGTATTGATTTTGGTTTACTGTATATGTACTATTATCTTGGTTTGTGCAAAAGATAATATCTTTGTAAACTATATTATTACCATTTTTAATAGTTAAATTATAAAATGTATTTTCTTTTAATGCTAAAACATTTGTTGTAGTTAAATAATAACCTGATACAGTAAAATTAGCTGCTATTGTAGTTTCTACATTAGTAGTTTCATTTCTTAAAACAATAGTTGTAGCAGCCATTACTCTTGGAATAAATGTTAAACTTTGTGATGTACCTTGTTCTCTTAAAATTATCATAAACTATTTTTATATATTAATAATAATTAATACATAAAATTGTTTTAAAAAAAAAAGTGTACTAATTAAAGTACACCTTTTTAAAAAAAACAAACAAAAATATTATGGTGCAGTACCTACAACAATAGTAACCAATGCATTTCCTAAATCATTTCCATCAATAAAATTTGCAGCTATTAATTCTGTTCCTACAAATTCTAATTTATATCCACTCATATCTGCCATATTTGCACCTGTTGAAATTATAGATGAAACTAATTCCATACCTTTATTTAATCCAGCAAGTACAATATTTCCGTTATTATCTTCAACAAATATATGTGGTCTACCATAACTTAAAAT